TATACCGACGGGCTGGCTCCGGGGAGCAGGTTTCGTTCAGGGGAAACAGGAAGGTCTGGAAATTCCAGGGCCTTCCTGCGCCCTCTGAACTCCACCAAAGAGCAGGAGGCGTGGCCTGGAAGAAAGTGGAAAATATGGAAGGTGAGTGAAAGATTTGGACATTTACACGGTTTGTACAACGTAAGTTAGAGGAAATTTAGAAGGGAGTGTGCGATTTCATGCACCTTTTTGAATTTTGAAGTACGTAGAAATTTAGAAGTTTGTTTGTGGTTTAAGGAAAATTATTCTTTTTTTGAGGGTGCGTTTGGCTTGCGTTCTCTCTTTTTGTCATGGTTTCAGAAAGTGCTGGGAATTGGAAGTTGTGGAAGAGTTTCGTACATTTCCACATTTTTTGCACAAAGTTTTCCACATCCCTTGATTTCTGTGGTTTTTGCTTGAATTTCCAGGAGGAATTGTGGCAGAATGTTTGAGGAAGATGGAAATTTTCAGGAAAAAGGGGTTTTTTCTCTTCTGTTTTCTTACTTCCTTTAGCATTTAAGGTAGAAGTTTCTACCTTTCTTCTCCGCTCCGGAAATTATGCACCTTTATTCCATGTTGTATGTATGTTTATGTATGGAAGCCGCCGCCGAATGGAACATGAATAATATGCAAATCATGCGGAATGCAAATCAGGAAAAGGCTTCGAGTACATAGTTAGAATCGTACTCAAGAGTGAAGTCGCACTCTTGCATGGGTGCGGGTGGGGCAAGGTAAATATGGATTCGGATAATGCCTGCCATAAGGTCCAGAGGAGGATTTTCTGATTCAAGCATTTCAGCTCTGGCTCCATGTAAGTACCCGCTTCCTACCAAGCCCGACAACCATAAGTTAGAAGAATCCAAAATTGTGTCGCGGAGTAATTGGTCGCAGGGCCGGTCCAGCTTGCTCCAAAAGGTCCGGATAATAGTCGCTGAAATGTAATGAAACATTCTTTTTATGCAGAAAAACTTGTCTTTTGGGTCTGTATTGCCGGGGAAGCAGGCGGCATAGTTGCCTTTTGCGGTCCAGCCCTGATCGAGAAAATTAATAGCTGTGACAATGCCGTAGTCCCCGGCAATAAGGTTGACCTGCGACCAGGAGAGATTGATTTCCGTACCGTTAGCCAGGCAGCAGCCGTCAGCTTTTATGGAGTGGTTTGACGGCGATTGATATGGGACTCCGCCATTGGTGGCGTCGATTTGTGCCATGAGGCCAGCAAGCTGAGTGGAGAGATGGAATTTCCGTTCTCCGAGTTTGACCATGGGCCAGCAGACGATTTGACTTTCATCGACGAGGTTGTTCTTGTTTTTGTATCCCGGCAAAGCAGAATATTCTGTTACGCCGTCCGCGCTGGAGCCGATGTCTATAAGGGCCATGCCACGGAACAGCCCCATGATGTTGTCGGCCTTGGCGGCCATGACGGCGGCAACACTTGGTTTGGAGGACCAGCCTGGGGCAAGGATCAGGTCTGGGATTTTGCCCACAACGGTCATGCAGTCGTCTATACAGCTCAGCCCCTCAACGATATCAGCTTCCTGTACGGCAGAGGGATCAGCAGTGGCATAGGAGATCTGGAGGGAAGTTGCGTCATAGGATTTGCCAGTCTCCAAAAGCTCGACGGTACATGTGCCGGTTTTCTCATCTGAGAAAGCGGTGTAATCTTCATCTGGGGTAAGGGTGTCAGAACCGCTGACAATGACGATGGAATCCAGCAGGGTATCAGCAGGAAGGGAGACAACGTGATTTGTGACAGGATAATCCTGCGCTTCTGCCTGCTTTTGCGTGGTCTCTGGATCGAAAACATTACAGAAGATAACGGGCTGGCAGGCGAAAAGCTGGAAGTGGGAGTACATAACTTCACAAAGTGTATATTTCTCCCAGTCATCCGAGAATCCGAGTTTTTCCACAGCTTCATCCCAGCTGGTGCAAAGAATGGGGGTGAACGGTTTGCCGGGTTTCTCCGCAAGATGGACGGGAGCCGTTCCGACTGCGAAGGGGATACCAGCGTCGGCAACAACAGGGATAGCGAGGGACGTAGGAGCATATTTTACATGGATGCCGAGGTTAGCCAATGTCATTCGCCTCCTTGGGCTGCTTCTGGGCGGCTTGTTGGGCCGTAGTGAGAACCTTATGGTAGTTGGCATAGAGGGCATTACCGGAATGCTTGACTTTCTGCCTGGCTTCCGGTAGCGCGTCGCCAGAGACAATCAACGTCTGAATGAGTGGAAAGTGTTCTAAGGCGGTTTTTGCCGCATTCAGCGCATTTTCGCGGGACCCTCTATAAATCGTCCCGGAGACGATGATACCTCTTATGGTGGGGCCAATGTAGGTATAGAAACCACTTTTACAGGTGCGCTCCTTTTGGGGGGAGGCTTTGGGAGAAGAAGTTGTGGATGGCGCCTTCTTGCCCACAAGAGGGGGGGCCGGAGACGAGATTGGAACATCCATTTTGTTGTCTGCCATATGGGTTCATCCTTTCTACTGGCGGAAGCCGCCAATTTGAGATCATTTCACCAAGGGCGAATTTGGAGCGAGCAACTTTCTCAGGGTTGGTTGGGTAGACAAGGGTTTCCAGTCCCTCATGCAGATCTAGCTCAAATTGACCGCCGACAATGCCTTGCTGGATGAGAGCAATGCGGAACCGTTCCATGAGATTGAGCAGTGCATGGGACCCCTGCTGGGCGTCTGTGCCGTAGACACAGAAGCAACTTCTCACGACGGCTAGGGAGCGCGGAACTTTGACATCGAGAGCTCCGGGAAGGTTGCGTGGGTCAAGCTCGAAACAATCGCGGCCTGTGACAATCTCGTGGGTGATAAAAGGGGCTTTGGAGTGCCAAAGGGCCTGTTCTGGGAGTTTCGGAATATATACCCCTGGTGTGCGAGACGGAGGCGTGTCGTTGTCCGTGAGGGGTTCCACGGGGAGGAGCAAATCTTTGATTGCTTCTTGGGTGAACAGTTTCAGCTGTTCCAGCAGGACCACTCGGGTCAAAGTCATCACATCCTTTTAAGTTAGAAAACACCGCTGAGAATTCTCTGGACAGCCTGATCCAGGTCCTGGTCAAAGTCTTTCATAGCCTCTTTGGTGAGGGTTTCGGCTACTTCTTCATTGCCCAGCATTTCGGGCAAGCTGGGACTGTAGAGTTCTCGAAGCTCGTCCTTTTTGTTGCTGGTGCTGCCGCCAGTGCGCTCGAAGATACCGGTGTGGCCACTGCTCATAGAGGCGACGAAAGCATGGTCAAAGGGGTATGGCGATGTAGATTTCAGCACATGTCCTCTGGCAGGGACACCAGGGTGCATGAACCGCCAGCCTTCCAGGCCGAGGACTGGCACCCAAGTGCTGGTATCCTTTGTGGGCCGTGCGGGAGAAGTGTCGTCAAAACGGTACAACGGGATGAGTTTCCCGTGGAAGACAACTTCTGCCTGTACACCGTCATGGTAGCTATACGAGATTCGGACGTTTTTCCCCGCACGGAGGTTAGCGGCGGAAATGGCATAGCGTTCCCGTACCGCCTTGGCACTGGAGGAGCGGAGACGTTTGGCCGCTTTGCCGATGGCATTTTTGAGGGCCTTATTAAATCCGCCTTCAATGCCTGAGAGAAGGCGCTGAGCCTGCTCCAGTGTTTCTTGTCCGCTGGCTTGAACACTTATCACGCCATTGCCTCCAATTCGATGTGAACCATGCCCATATGGGAGACGGCGGAAACAACGCCATAGGTTTGGGTGCGCTTCTCGCCCTCTACGGGCAGGATTTCCAGTGTGCTTTCCGGGACAGGCAATTTCCCGCCGAGGTCTTCTGAGGCGCAATAGAGAACAGCGGAGATCTGGTGGAGGCCCTGAACATAATCGTCAGCAGAGCGAGCGCGCTTTTTTGCGATAGGGCCAGAGAGAACAACGGGGATGTCTGTGTATTCCTTGCCAGCAAAGCGGATGGTGCGCGTTTCCCCGAAGGTTCTGGTATCCAGAAACACACGCTTTATGCTCCGCCGGGTAATGTCTTGGAAAGTAGGGATTTCCATATTTTTGTACCTTAACCGCCGAGCTTGACGAGGATGGTCTTGGCGTCAGCAGGGGAAGGCGCGGCGGCATATCCCGCCTCGATGTCCCCGGTAGTATCGGTAATCCCAGTGCCGTCAAAATAGACAGCTGCGCCCATCTCAACAGCAGCGGTGCCCGTCTTGGCAATCTCAAAGATGCCGGTCATATGCAGGGAGCCAATCTGACCAGAGGGAATGGGGCAATCGGCCACACCGATCCGCGGAC